CGGTTACTTGCTTTCGGTTGTCTATTGGCCTACCCATTGTGTTGATTCGCTCTGCTTGGTATCCGCTAAGCTCTAAGAACTCCTTGACGCACTTGGTTAGTCCATTGGCTGTCTTATCCTCGTACTTGGGTGCTGAAATAGCATACTTTGGCACATTAGGATATGATTCTAGCATCGACTCTTGTTTTAGCTGTTTTAGAATGTCTAGTGGTTTCATATTAAATAGGGGGGGGTGGGTAAATTAGAAGGGTAAATCAAATGCATCTAAATGGTGATGTGGCCAATAATAATCTGTTCCAAACCTGCATAAGTATTCAAATGCAAGTACCCTATTTGCTTCTCTCATTTTTAGCCATATCCCTTGGGTGTATGTCTTATCGTAATCTCCAGGTCTTGCTTCATTAAACTTATCCCAGAATACATCAAATGGGATTTCTGATACTTCGTCTAGTGCTTCAATCATTGTTCAAATTGTTTAAATAGTTACCCCATTGTGTAGCCATAGCCTTGGCTATTCCTGGGAAAGTTTTACTTCTAATATTACCATTTCCAAAAGCATCAGAATACCATTTAGCCATTCTTTTACCGCTAGAAAATGTTACAAATTCACCTTTGTCAGTATGGGTAACTAATTCAGGAAAAAGTGGAGAATCTTTTATGTGAACTAACTTAGGCAATCCTTTTAACCATAGACAAGTAGTTTTAGAATATGAATCACCAAAATAATATGGCTGAATAATTTGTGTTGGCTTTTTATAAATTGAACTCATTATTCCTATTGGATTTTCTACTGCTATAAACTTAATAGGTGCATTTACCATTTCCATAAAGAAATTAATCCCTTCTTTTTGTCTTCCATCAGCTATTTTCTGTTTAAAATGTTTTGCTCCACTTACAGCTAAGTGAGTACATGGAGGGAATGCTATCATACAATCCCATCCACGATTTATTACATCTAATACATCACCTTTAATATGCCATTCTGGGTGACCACCTGATTGATCTAAAATATCGCATGAGTATGCTTCTATTCCCATATTTCTAAACTCTTTAGTAACGGCTTGACTTTCTTCACACGCAATTAAAATCCTCATTTATTTAAGTGTTTATAAATAGTTGTTCTACTAACATTCAATAACTCTGCTAACTCAGAGCGGTTAAAATCAGGAATGGTCTTATTAATCATCTCGATTTTCTTTTCTATGGACTCATTCTTCATAGACCTAATAATCTCACTAAGCTCATTAGACTCCAAGCTACTGACCTTAATCTTCTTAGACATCGCAATAAAGTAGTTACTCAATTTTTCTGCCTTGAGCAAACTTTCCTTAGTAACAAAGTCAAAGTCTTTTCCTGTCTCAAATGACCACAAGGTATTAATTAACAGAGCAAATCTAGGCACATAAGCTTTTTGCTTACTCAACATCGACTTTACATATTCTGATATATCATCAGAGTTCTGCAAGTCTGTGATGTTGTTGAATATCCGCTCCCACTCAATATCTGCTTGGCTATCAAATCGAATGATTCTACTCTCAATCTCACCGAACTTATTGTACTGCAACACCTGGTTTCTAACTAAGTTATAGAACTGACTAATGTAAGCCTCGTACCAATCCAATATCTCTTGGTCAATCGAGTTCTTATTGTAATGCTCAATCTCCTTATCAGGGTAGCTTACAAGCAATCGGTCTAGGAATCCATTGTCTTTGTTTTCCATGGTTGAAATCTGAGAAAATATACCAGGTTGTATACCACCTAGCACAGGAATCAATGGACTTGCAACAAAGCTACTCTTTGCAGTCTTCCTTGTCAGAATCGCTGCTTGATTCGACCAGCAGGACAGCCAGAACTCAAGATCAGAACCAGGCTTATACTTATTCATGTCCTTAATCCATCCGTTCAATTCATCCTTAAATACCGCAATGCCTACCTGGTTTTCCTCGTGCAAATCCGCTAAGGCCTCAACCGTGATATCATTTACTATCAACTGCTTTCTCACAGGCTCCTTAACTTCCTCCACATCCTTCTTCTCCTTAGCAGTCAATCGTTCGTACTCCTTGTACTTCTTGTACTCATTTTGAAAGTGCTTAATCTCAAAGCTATTCTTCTTAGCTATCGGGAAGATTATGGCATTTATACTAGGAGTCTTACCTAAACCTGCCTTTCCTATCAAGCCAATCCAAATGTTGCAAGACTCTCTCCAACCTGTTTTTACCTCCACCTTGCAAGCATTACCAATGCAGAGCGACAGAAGCCAAAGCAAGGAGCATCCCATGTAGTCAATAGAATGATTAAGTGTTTTCTGGTTTAACAGAATATAACTCTGCAATGAATCTGGGAACACATCAATAGGAAATATCAAATCCTCCTGTGGAATATCAATCTTCTCAATCTCTACCTTGCGGATCTTCCTCTCTCCATAGCCTTCCTTGTACAGCTCCTTAGCAGCAGCAGAGAAGTCTCCATTGAAGTACTTGTAAGCGTAGATACTAAACGGAGTCAGAGGCGTCTCATGGGGGTAAATCGTGGCCGTAGTAAAGAGATAACAGAGACCTGTATCCTTGTAGATAAATCCATGCAAAGCATCCTTAGAATTAGTTTTTCTTATGACTATGCGATCCGCCAGATGCTTAACTGCGGTAAACTCATTTGCAATCAAATCTAGCACTCTGTTTCTATGATTGTAATCCTGCCAAGGAGTCAATCCACTATACTCTGTATTTTCCACCTTAGCTTCCACCTTGGCTTCATCGTAGTGAAAGTATCGGCACAATCCAAAGAGAATCTCTCGCTCCTGCTCTGTGATCTCCTGCACTTGCTCATAAGACAAGTCCGAGATTTGGTTATCGTAGATATATATATAACCACCAGTACCCCTAGTTTCAATTAAGGCTTGAGAATGTCCCTTGAGTGTCGCGAGCTTTCTGTTGCCTTCGACCTTAGAGCATCTATATATAATATGGTAACCAGAATTTATAGTCTTATATATAACAAACTTTCTATTAAAGTCATCAATATAATCAGATATAAAAGAAATAAAGTCGCTCCAGAACTTCTTTCCGTCTTGGATCGTAGGAAATACCTTTAAGTCTACATCTATACACTCAACATTATAATAACCAGTGATAATACCGTATCCTTTGGTCTTAGCTTCAAGCTTCTCTAATTCTGACTTTTCTATTCTTTTTGTCTGGTATTCCTTCCATAAAATCAGAGGCTTTTTACCCTCGGATATGGGCATTACGCTGAACCCTGAGTTCAGTAAATTGATTGCTCTTCCTAGCGTTACATTCATTTTCGTGTTTTACAAAGGTTTATAGAAAAAGGGCATTTTTGGGCAAAAAAGTGTACACAAGTGTACAGTTAGTTTACACCTAGTGTAAACCCCCCTAAAGTGCCAATCCGTTCAAATTAGGCCGATTTTAGGCCGTTTTTTGCCCTAGGTTTACAAGTTTACACTTTTTTCTAGAATATATTTTTTTTGACTAGGTGAAAATTTATTTTTTTTCATTTTTGCCAAAAAGTGTTCAAAGTGTTCACTTATTGTGATTGGAGCCAATGGAGGCCGATTTTGGTTTACACTTAGGTGTACACTTAGTGTACACTAGTGTACACCCTCCTTCTTAGCTTTTCTCACCCAATGTGAGACTCTGTTGTACTCCAAATCTAGCTCTTTTGCTATGTCACAAGTCCTCCGATTTTCCAGTACCATACGCTCTATTTGTCTAACTAATTTTATACTAAGAGACTTTACTCGCCTATGCTCTGTGAGTTTTAGAATTTCACATAAGTGATGGTATTTTACACCAGTCATAAGCATTATATCTTTATAAGGTAGACCTTTCTTATATAATTCAAGCACCTCATCTGCGTGGTTCATGTGAGAGCAGGTGTTCTTGGCTCTCTCGTTAGTAAGCAGATAGTCCTTGTATATATAATTATTTACTAGGTGTTTACTAATATTCATTATAGTAGCTATATTCTTATTTAATACTTTAAGTTTATATAGCCTAACTATCTCATCTTTCTGTTCCTGGGTGAGTGATGTCATTTGGTACCGTAGGTTTCTTCGTAGTAATCATCTCCAGATTTGTATTCTTTATGGTGCATTTTTGTAGCTCCTTGAAGATGTGACATTGAAATCTGATACTTTTCTTCTTCTATCAGATCATATAACATTCTCTCTACCTGTTGCAGATGATGGGCAGAATGCTTGCCCATCAAAGTATCGTCCATAGATTCAATTCTGATTCTAACTAGTACTATGGCTTGTTGTATTGCGGTCTTATTCATATCGACATTCCGTTTAAATACTCCCTGCACTCCAATACCTTGGCCTTGGCCGTCTCAATTACCTGGGGGTCATACTCGATGTCAAACTCCTTGATACGGTACTTATTTTCCACGTGCGCATAGCTAACTGGCTCCTCATAAGTCAAGAACTCTGGGGTGTCCTGAAGGGTGTAGACCAACTTAGCCTTTTTTAAGCCCGTCAGGTGCATGTAAACCTGAAGCTGATAGAAGTACCCACTATCAGGGGAATCGTCAAACAGAGGGAATGTAAAGCAGTCCCAGGAGGTTTTAAAGTCATAGACTATACCATCGTGAAAACAATCGGGAGTACCTGTGAAGAAATCATCCTCAAAGTGGTCTAGGTTCTTAATCATAAAGTCCTTTTCCATAGCTACCGAGTAAAACTCAATAGCCGTATCTTCAAGAGCCAATCCTTTCTCAATGTATTTAGACTTGATTTGCTTTTTTACTCCGTAAATCTGCTCCTTGTACCAATCCTCAAGGTAGCTTTTTGTTGTCTGAGACAAAGTTTCTGTTTTACTACGTGCGTTAGTCATTAGATGTCCAAGGGCACTTGCTCTGCATTTGAAGTTCATGATAATAATAGTTTTTCGTTTTGTGATGTTAAAATATAAACTGACTTAATTTGCTCTAAGGTTACTTTTCCATTGGCTAAAGAATCCATTGCTCCTTGCCACTTGACATGAGACGGATTTAACTCCTCTTTTTTACCACCATGATCGTTGGTCGAATCAGGATCTTTCGTATCGTCTATGAGTAGAAGACCTGAGAGCGCATATTTTCGAGCATAACTTGATGAGCTTCCGAAACTTTGCGCCACATCCATACCCTTGCGGTTGATGTCGATGCCTGCCTGGGCAGTAACTGCTCTGCCTTCCGTTCTGCCTTCTTTGTCTATCTGTATAGATACAGTACTTTCAATGAATACAATACCACCAACTTCTTTCACCTCATCCTCGATAGTTAAGGTGCATTCGTACTTCAGTAGCAAAGGCTTGAGAGCCTCCAGGATGTCTTCGCAGTTGCGGTACTTGTACTTGCCAAATGCATTGAATTGGCTCTTGGGAGCTTTAAGCTCGTTTTGGATAGCAATAAGTTCTTTCATCGTGTTAGGTGTTTATATTTGTCTAGTGTTTTTATTTCTGCATAAGGGAAGTTAAACTCATCCCAATAGAGTTCAAAGGTTTTAATAATCTCTATTTTTACACTATGGGGTACTTCCCCAAAGTTCTCTAATATCCATTGCTCAATTATTTCCTCTACCATTGCTAATCCAGGTTGCGCTAACAAAAACGATCCATTGGTTGCCTAGCTTTCTAGGAGGGTACACCCATTCTTCTGGCCATACTCCAGAGCGGATAATCTGGTGTACACGTGTAGATTTTTCGGTAAAGCCCCGTAGTACTCCGTACTCGGTGGCCGTCATCATTTCGTAAAGCATTGGCGTACGTTGGCTTCTAATTGTTCAACAATAAAAGGATCTAGGATTGAGCATATAACCCGATAGTGGTCTGTAAACCGCTCGTTAAGGTCATCATACAACTCTAGGCTAAGGGACTTGCCATTGCCGAAGAATAGGTCTAGGACAATGCCTTCGTTCTGGAAGGATTCGAGCTCCAGGCTGAAGCCTGACTGCTCAAGGATAAACTGGTGATCTTTTAACATGATTGTGATTGTTTAGTGTGATGCTAAGGTACAAGAGTCTGCACAACAAATGCAAGTGAATTGTAAAAATTAGTTTTGTTTTACACTAAGGGTAATATTCTGGTTTAAATGGTTTTGTTTTACACTATGGCCTGGTTGATTCTGTTTTACACCAGGGGGTAAACCTGGTTTTGTTTTACACTAGGGGGTTTTCCGCCATGTTTTACACTAGGGGGTCGGGTCGGCCGTTCCTGTCCGTAGGTCGGTCGGTCGCGGCATGGCATACCTACCTTGAAACCTACAAAGGTCAAGGAGGGCATTTTTAAGGCCGTAGTAAGTCGATATATTTTTTTTAGTGTAGTGACATAGGTAGAAATTTGGAGGGCTTAAATGGGCTAAAATAGGGCTAAAAAAAGGGACTTAATTAGTCCCTATATTTTGCAAGTTGTATGCAATGCAATCCAATCCGTATTCGATCGAATAACCTATTTTTTTTAGGTCTGTTTCTAACTGCATTAAATTACTATAGTTTTGTTCCTTTGCCATATAACGGGCCAAAATAGCCCGCAAATTAGCGGGCCAGGTTTCGGGGTATTCAAATAGATCCATAGTATTAATGCTCTAAAATTTGTACATGCTTTTTTCCTTTGCGTTCACCACTACATAGACCACATTTTTCACAGGTGCTTTTGAATCCAGCTTCTTTGGATGCTGGGCAAATAATCGCATTCTCTATGGTCTTATTTGTAGCAATAAACGAACGAAATCCTAATTTTTCGGCTTGCTTTGCTTGACCTATGCTATGAGTTGATGCCATAAAATAGGCTGAAAATTCGGGTTTCTTTGCCCATTGGTGCGAGTATCCTGTATGGCTTTTACTTACTTTGACCATATCAGATACCAAATTAACAGGCAATAAAGTAGGTTCACCATATGTGCCGAAACGGATATACCTACCTTGCGAAATTTCTACTATTCGTTTTTCTAACAAATGAACTGCTGGTATATATTCCAAGGTAGTAAACTCGCGAACTATGGATTTTAGCATAGAAACAAATCCGCTGAACTGCATATATTTATGGGTGTAGCATTTTAAATAACCCCTAAATGGGCAATCGAAACAGACAGCCGCGGCCAAATCAAAAAACGTTCTGGGATCTATCTTTGTGCCTTGCTTCATGCTCTCAGATATGTAATTAAATTGCATATCTGAAAAACTATAAACCTGTAGTATTTTTTCTTTGCCGTTTGAAATTTTGGCATTGGTCGTTTTATCTAGCTTAAAAACTAGTATTGCATCCTTTACTTTTGTAGTTACTCGCATGTCGTGTAGTGTGTTTATGGGTTTTGAGTTGATTAAAATAATATCGGTAATAAATAGGCACAATCGATTAAAACGGATATAATTAAAGCTTTTGCCGTTTCTACCTTTGTTCCTTTAAAATTTGGGATTACAAATAATGTGATCATTTTAGTTTTATTTAAGTAGTTGTAAACCTAGCAAGTATCCCAAAAAAAAGATTGGACTAAGTGCTATGATCGAATAAATAATAAGGCGAAATACTTTCAATGCTTTTTTCATAGGTATAATTTATAAAATGCCATGTTTTTTTTTGCCGTTTCCTTGTCCATGCTTCCAATCACCAATGCATCAAGATACATTTGATATAAAAACAAAGCTCCTTTTTTTGTGCATGGCCCGTATTTTGGCCCAAATTCAATTATTTTTTTCATGTTAGTAGTTTTCAGTTAAGTAGAAACTATTTGACAACTGTAGGCCGTAAATGATGCCAATGCCTAAAATTAGGGCCATTACTGCAAGCGCGATTAAGTTCGCTTTGGTGTTGATACTAAGGGATTTTTTCATAAATAAGTAGTTTTTAGGGTTAAACATTCAACAATATTACAAAGGTTTTTAATTGATTGCAAGTAAATTGTAAAATATATTTTAATGAATAGTATCTTTTATTTAAACTACCTTTGGTTTGATTAATCAGATATTTCAAAGGGATTAAATATGGCAGTTGGAAAAGGAAAAGGAGGGAAAAGAGAAGGATCAGGTAGAAAGCCAAAAGTTCAGGAAGTAAAGCTGGTAGAAAGTATGGATGCTATTTCAGTACCAGACGAAATATGGAAAGCCCTTTTATATAAGTGCTTACAAGGTGACACGGGAGCGTTAAAACTTTGGCTTTCATATAGATACGGATTACCTAAACAGCAGTTAGACATTACTACAAATGGGGAAAGCATAGCTCCCCCGATCCAATGGCTAACTAAACAAGTCGAGTATAAAGATTT